TCTTGACGAATGTGCTTTTATTAAGCCAGACGTATGGGAAAAGATCATACGAGCTTCTTTGTCTGATAAGAAGGGTAGAGCATTATTTATCTCAACCCCGTCAGGAAGGAACTGGTTTTATGATATTTTTAAGTACGGACAAGAAGAGATAGAAGATTGGAAATCATGGCATTTCACCACTCAAGACAATGAGACTATTGATCCAAAGGAAATTGAAGCTGCTAAAGCCACACTGAGTTCATTTGCTTTTAAGCAAGAATATTTATCAAGTTTCTCAACTCAAGGCGCTGACATCTTCAAGGAAGAGTGGATTAAGTACGGTGAAGAACCTCAATGGGGTTCATGGTTTATTGCTATTGATTGTGCTGGTTTTGAGGAGGTGGCTAAGTCTGCTTCCTCCACTAAGAAAAAACTCGATGAATCTGCTATTGCAGTGGTTAAAGTCACTGATGATGGTAAATGGTTTGTCAAAGAGATTGAACACGGTAGGTGGGACATCCGAGAGACAGCGGTGCGTATCCTGATGAAGATCAGGGAATATAGACCGTTAATGGTTGGTATTGAGCGAGGCATGGCTAAAAATGCTGTTATGCCTTATCTTACTGATCTTATGCGTAAAAATAATATCTATGCTCATATACAAACACTTACGCATGGCAATAAAAAGAAGGTAGATAGGATTGTTTGGGCTTTGCAAGGAAGATTTGAACACGGTAGAGTGATTCTTAACTCCGGTGAAAACTGGGATGAGTTTGTGGATCAACTACTAATGTTTCCAACCGTTGGGGTACATGATGACCTTCCTGATGCACTAGCGTATATAGATCAACTTGCTGTCACTTCGTACATGGAAGAAGAAAACGATGAAGAGTGGCAACCTTTAGACATTGTGGCTGGTTTTTGATCAAGGAACATAATGGAAGAAAACAACGAATTTGAGCAAGAAAGTGAATCAGACAAAGAGCTAACTGCTTTTGTTTTAGATCATTGCGAACGCTGGCGTAACTACCGAGATACCAACTTTTTGGATTCTTGGTTGGAATACGAGCGTATTTTCCGTGGAGAGTTTGCTGAAGCTGACCGCACACGTAGTTCTGAGCGTAGTCAAGTAATCACTCCCGGAACTCAGCAAGCAGTAGAAACTCGTCATGCTGAGATCATGGAAGCTATCTTTGGTCAAGGAGATTTCTTTGATATAGAAGATGATATTAAGGATGTTAATGGTACACCCATTGATATCATGCAACTTAAAGCACAGCTTGCTGAGGATTTTAAGAAAGATAAGATACGAAAATCAATTGATCAGATCGAACTGATGGCGGAGATTTATGGTACAGGTATCGGTGAAATTGTTGTTAAAAGCGAAAAAGAATATATTCCATCTACTCAGCCGATTCCGGGCATTCAGGGACAAGCTGCCATCGGAGTGGTCGAAAAAGACCGCATTGCTGTAAAAATCACGCCTATTAATCCCAAGAATTTCTTGTTTGATCCTAACGGAACAAGCATTGAAGAGTGTATGGGAGTTGCGGTAGAAAAGTTTGTGTCTATCCATAAGATTGTGGAAGGCATGGAAAGAGGAATTTATCGTAAAGCAGACATTCGTATTGATCCGGATGATTCAGATCTTGCACCTACGCAGGAAGAAACAGAATTTAAGGACGATAAGGTTCGTCTATTGACCTATTATGGTCTTGTTCCTCGTGAATATCTTCAAAAACAAGAAGAAAAAGAAGGATATGTAGAGCTTTTCCCTGAAGGGTCTGTCGCTGAAGACTATTGCGACATGGTTGAAGCAATTATTGTGATTGCTAATGAGAGTTTGCTTCTAAAAGCTGAAGAAAACCCTTATATGATGAAAGATCGTCCTATTGTTTGCTATCAAGACGATACGGTTCCTAACCGTTTGCTTGGGCGTGGAACAGTAGAGAAAGCCTACAATATGCAAAAGGCTGCTGACGCACAAATTCGTAGTCATTTGGATTCTTTGGCGTTAACAACCTCTCCGATGATCGCTATGGATGCTACAAGGCTTCCTAGAGGTGCTAAATTTGAGGTTAAACCCGGAAAAGCCTTGCTTACTAACGGCTCACCTTCAGATATTCTTTACCCATTTAAGTTCGGTAACACCGATCCGGGCAACCTTCAGACCGCACAAGTGTTCCAACAACTGCTTTTGCAGGCCACTGGAACGCTAGACAGCAACGGAATGGTGTCTCAGGTCGCTAGGGATGCCTCTCAGGGCGGTATTTCAATGGCTGTTGCTTCTATTATTAAGAAGTATAAGCGAACATTGACAAACTTCCAAGAAGATTTTCTGATTCCTTTTGTCAAAAAAGCTGCCTTTAGGTATATGCAGTTTGATCCGGAACGCTATCCTTCCGTGGATTTGAACTTTATTCCTACAGCCACTCTGGGTATTATCGCCCGTGAGTACGAACAACAGCAGTTTATTGCTTTGTTGCAAACACTTGGGCCAAACACTCCAGTATTGCCATTGATCATGAAGGGTATTGTTTCTAACAGTAGTTTGAGCAATAAAGCAGAACTGGTTGCTTCTTTGGATCAAATGAGTAAACCTGATCCGCAGGCACAACAGCTTCAACAACAACAGCAACAATTGGCTCTTCAACAGATTCAGTCTCAGATTGCAGTTAATACAACTCAAGCCGAACAGAATCGTGCTGATGCAACCAAGACAATGATTGAAGCTCAACTGAAACCTAAAGAAGTTGAAGCAAAAGTAATGTCTTCAGTTACAAATAATTTACCAACTCGTGATCAACTTGCTTCACAAGAGTTTGATAAACGTGTTAAAATTGCGGAACTGATGCTAAAAGAAGCCGATATTAAGAATAAATCTAAGATCGTTGAACTTCAAATGGCTAATAAACAGGAAAATCTTAAAAAAATAGAGAATGATTTTCTCGATGAGCTTTCAGGAGCCTTGAAATGAGTTTGTTGCCTAATCTTGATTCGATGACAGATGAAGAAAAACTTGCGGCTTTAGAATCCATTCAGAATTCTATTAATAAAAGCAGAGAGATTCAAAAGAAGAAAGTTGCAGAGAATGTAAATCTAGTTTTACAGGCTCTTAAGCGTATTGAAGCCAATATGCTTGAGCGCGTACAAGATTCTGCTAAAACTGTTGAGAAGCGTGTCAATAGTATCAAGGATGGTAAAGACGGTATCAACGGGCGTGACGGTAAAAACGGTAAAGATGGTCGTCCGGGCCGTGATGGTAAAGATGGGCGCAATGGTAATGACGGGCTTCAGGGGCTTCCGGGCGTTAATGGTCAAGATGGTGTAAGTGTTGCTGACGCTCACATTGACTTTGACGGTGCGCTAGTAATAACGCTTACAAACGGTAGAGAAATCAATGTTGGCGAGGTTATTTCTCCTGATCTGGCTGATAACATAAAAGTTATTACCAATGGTGGTGGAACTTCTCAAGCTGTTTTAGATACACTGGCATCTCTTCAAACAGAGATTGACAATCTAATTCCAGATCAAACAGGAAACGCTGGAAAATTTCTTACCACTGATGGATCTACTCTTTCATGGATAGGCGGTGGTGGGGGTTTAGACTATCAAGGAACTTGGGACGCTTCTACTAATACTCCTACGCTAACTTCAAGCACAGGAACAAACGGTTATTATTATGTTGTATCAGTGTCGGGAAGCACAAATCTTGATGGAATAACAACATGGACTATTGGCGACTGGGTAATCTTTAATGGCACATTTTGGCAAAAGATTGATAACACTGATTTAGTAACATCAGTTAATGGACAATCTGGAGATGTTTCATTAACTTATAGCGATGTGGGAGCAGCTTCAGCGGCTCAAGGAGCATTAGCAGACACGGCTCTACAAAGTTTTACAGAAACAGACCCAATCTATACAGCTTCCTCTTGGTATACAACTACCAACAATTCCACTAACTGGAACACTGCTTATGGCTGGGGCAACCATGCAACTGCTGGCTACCTAACTTCCTTTACAGAAACAGACCCCGTTGTTGGGGCAGTAAGCGGCATTGTTAAAGCTGACGGAGCTGGTAACATTTCTGCTGCTGTGGCAGGAGTTGACTACCTAGCTACAGAAACTTACACAGGCACTGTCACAAGTGTTGATCTCTCTGTGCCTACTGGCTTGTCTGTTTCTGGAAATCCAGTTACATCAAGTGGCACACTAGCTGTTAGTTATGCTGCTGGTTATGCCATTCCAACTACAACTAAGCAATCTAACTGGGATGATGCTTACACCTTTACAGGAAACTTTCCTACACAGACAGGACATTCTGGTGAGTATTTAACTACAGATGGTTCTTCTCTTTCATGGTCTGCTGTAGATGCTCTTCCAGATCAAACTGGCAATGCTGGTAAATATCTTACAACAGATGGTACAGATGCTTCATGGGCTACTTTAGATACAGATGCTAATACTACCACAAAAGGCTTGTATGAAATGGCTAATACTATTAGTACAAACTATACAATTTCATCAGGCAATAACGCAATGAGTGCTGGCCCCATCACCATCAACTCAGGTGTCACAGTAACTGTTCCAACCGGCTCACGCTGGGTTGTGGTCTAAG